CAGCAGCTTCCTTGGTTCCATCTGACACAACCTTAGTCATCTTCTTCGCCATCCAGCTCTTCTTTTTCTCTCTAGGGGCAGGAGCTGGTCTTGGCTCCCTGCCCCCACTGAAATCCCTCTGCCATCGAGGCAATGGCTCATACTCAGGGGGTTTCTTTGCCAACTCCCGCTCCCGGAAGTCACACACAATCTCCACTGGCACACCACCCAGACCAACAACCTTCTTTAAGGTATCCTTGATACCCTGAGGCTCACTCTCCTCATCTTCACTCGCTTGTGCTAGCATTGGCAAACCTGTTGCTAGCCCCGCAGTCATACCCAAAACATTGGTCAGTATATCTAATTGGGTGCAATGCTCACCCAGTCCTGAAAAAGACCGCGCAAAGTGTTCACAATTGTAGGTGAGTATATGGTAAGGTCGATGGTACAGACCCACCAACATGGGTAAGACCTCACACATGTCGTCTGCAGGTTGCACCCATTCAAAATGCCTGTGGAATTCAGCTCTAATTTCACCCACATCAACCCACTTGTCGTCTCGTGGGTAGAACCCATACTGACAGCCGTCAGCTAGACGCACAAAATAGTGCATAATGGGCCATTTGGCATCAGGTGTTTTGCATAGCCAATGTCCACAGTGAGATTGCTCCACTAGCATCTCTGGTTTCATCCCCACAAACCTTCCCAGGGCCTTCTCCACGACTGTGACCCTCTTTGGAGGTTCTGGTCTAGGAGGCTGTCTTGGGGTGGTGTGAGTCGCCCTTCTATCCACACTACACCGCAACAAACACCTCTCAAGCTCGTTAGGATCCCACTGCAACTGCTCCAGGGATTTGCTCCGTTTAAAGAGCTTGTCCGCAGCTGCATCCTCTACTGTGGAAACAGCATCTGGTAGCGCCCTCGCATACCTAGACCTGTTTGATAGTGTGGCGGGGCGGAATGTTGAATCAATCGGGCAGCCCCGTGGGAAGTAGAAGTGTGAGTCTTCGTCAAAGGCCAATGAATAATGGAGCTTGATGGAACCTCCATTCGTGCCACCCACAGTCACATAGCCAAAACTCCCGTCAGAAAGGGAGAACACTGAATTAGCAGCCAGAGGTTGATACCATGGCAGCTTCAAGACCACCTGATGAGTTTGATCGGTGGAAAAAGAAACCATGCCATATTTCATTAGGCTCTCCAGTGTTGTAATTGGCTCAATGCCTGAGGGTCGGAACGCCACATACAGTTCACAATCAAAAAAAGTTTCTGCATGTATGACCAATTTCAAGCCTCCCCTAAACAAGGTAAAACATCTGGCGATGGCTTGCCAGAAGCCTGGGATACTGTTCCAATTTATCTGCTCGTCATGGATGAAAGATTGTGATGTTGAATAAATAACAGTCACCCAATGGTGTGCCCTACCCAATAGCACATCCAGATCAGTGTGTTTTTTTTTGTGCAGTTTTTCCCCATCTGCCAATTCAGGGAACACACCACCAACTGAAGGCTTGTATTGTGGCATCTCCATAGCACCCATGGGACTATCCTTGAACTCCTTGGTCTTGTTGGTCCCTGTGCCATGTTCCACTGTCACTTGCTCTTGCACGTCCTCCACTTCCTCACCACCTGCCTGCAGTGCATTATAACTGGGCACAAACAACTCGAAGTTGTCCGCACCATTCATTGAACATATGATGTACACACTGCTGGACACAGAGTTGGGTGCAGCGAGCTGATTGTAGACGTACACATGCACAAAACCTGTGTGGCCCTTGCTAGGGTCACAGTCCATATACTGGGTGGCAGAGATGTAAGGCACCCTAAAAGAGAAAGTGCTCTGTGGCCCATGGATATCGTACTCAGCTGCTGTGCAGGTGGACACAACCTTGAGACTTGTGTCGGCAGCCAACATCTCAGATGGCCCGGGGGTGAATGCCACAATTATGCGGCCAGAGTGCCATTTGGTGGCAAAAACCTGAAAATTGAATACTATATCCCCGCGCCAGTAACGGTAAAGAGATGATAGCAATGATAAATTGGTGGAACACTTGCCGCCTGTCCAGGTGGTGTACGTGTTATGGGGTTGTCTGGGGTGCACTTTCCATTTGCCCAGCATGGTGCCTGAGGTCTGGGTTGTAGACCATGTGATCCGTGAGAACCGACATGGCGTGTGCAAGTGCAGATCAAAATTTTTGCACTCCACACCCCCCGCCATGCTCGCATCCATGGAGAAGTCTTCACAACCCATGGTCATGTGTGCATTGATCCGCAACTCCTGCATGTTACTGCAGTTCATCATGCCTATGCCGTGGTCAATTTGCACCCCTGGTGAGGCGCGATAGCCAAAATTTGACCGCAACATTTGGGGCTTGTGCACACGTATTCCATGCATGGTAACATCCCGCAACATGGCTGTAATTTTGTAAGACACAATGGTTGATGTGCCAGTAGCCACCGCCAATTGTGACCACACTGCCATGCGTAAGAGAAATAAATTATCTGGTTGTGGGCTAGCATCATGCAGCATGTAATGGTTCCTGGTGAACACAAAGGGCTGCTTGATGCGGATCTCATTGTTTACGTTGCAATTTAGAAACCCGCTTGGGTATGTTGCCAAATTATTGAAATTGGTGTAAACTTTTGATGCGTCATCTTGACATGACTCCATCCATGCCACCAAGCCCCCTACTTGCCACTCTGTGGGATTAATTTGTATCAGTACATCTATCCCACACCGTATGTACTGATGATACGCTAACATGCCATTGATAGCATAGTTAGCAGATTTGAGGATTTGGGGGAAGTGCACCTCAGCCAAAATGGTGCCTTCCGCTTGTGCTGTTGTCCATTCACCAGTGGACACCACATATCCCTTCTCTGCCACAGTCTCTTTGGACATAGGTATGTCCAACGCGCTAAGGAAGCGCTCTGCTTGTGTCGTACCAGAGACTGTGGGGGCAACTGCCCTCTGTGTGATGGAAGCTGTGTTACCAGCTGCCGTCATCATTAACCTGTCGCTTTGGGAGGAGTCCAACTCAGTCCCATGGTCTGCCAGGCCAAACAGACCCAAAGATTTGCTCATAATACCGTCGAAAGCTCGTGATACTGCCATTGTTGTCTGCATTAAAAAGGGAAAAAAAAAAGTGGGGTAAGTTAGGTATCCTGACCCCTGCAGGTGTATGATTAACCACCGTGTTAACAAAGAGTACATCCAGATCTACTTATTAAGGCATCCATACATGCTACGGTTGTCTCAATACCCTCGGGCTTGCGGCCAATCCCTCAGGACTCCCGGGCTGATAGACTTTCGCAAATACTTAGGCCAATTTTACATAAAGTGAATGGTTCATTGCTTGGAGAGACACGGCTCATACTAAAGGAAAAGGTATCGGGTGACAGACTCCAACTGTAGTGGTTACTAAGACTAATATCTACTATTTTTCTAAGCTCCAGAGAGTTTTTG